GCGGCCTTCGTGACTTCGCCGGCCTTGATGGTGGCCTCGATGTCGGCGAGGGACATCCGGGTGTAGCCAGGGACGAACAGGTTGTAATAGGTCACGCCGTTGCGTACGGTGGGGGTCAGCAGGCGGGCGACCTTCTGGTCGGGCAGGATGATGTAGGACGAGTCCGCGATGATGCGGTACTCGGCGGAAGGTTTGATGTCTTTCTTCATTGATTAGGGAGATTAGTTGATGGCGCGGCGGGTGGCGGCGTCGTAGATCAGGAGGGCGTCGGCGTTCCAGAGGGTGACGTCGACGTTGGGGAACAGTTCGGCAGCGCGGGCCTTGAGTTTGTTCTTCCACTGGGTCGTGGACAAGTCGCCCTTCGTGCCGCAGGTGTGGGCCTTCTGCCAGATGGCGGGGCGGATGCGGTGGATACGCCAGCCCATGGCGACGGCGGCGCCGTAGAGGACGCCCGTGTTCCACATCAGTTTGCCGATGGCCGAGCCGGGGATGTTTTTGCCGGCGAACAGGGGTGGTTCTTCGAGGAACAGTTCGACGTCCTTGGCCTTGCAGCTTAGTTCGGCGAGGAGTTGGCAGACATCGACGTCTGACGCTGGCATCTTCGCGCACTCGACGGCCTCGCCTGTCGACCAGCAGATGCCTCCATTAACCCCAGGGTCGATTGCCACGATGAGATGCGCCATAGGTAAGACCCTTGTCAGCGTTTGAGCTGGGTCGAGCGGAAAAGAGCGCCGACGCGGAGGGCGTAGTCGTTCGGGCGGAACTCGCGGTTGCGTGCGGCGGTCCAGCCGAGGTTCCAGACCAGCGCGATCTGCTCGGGAAGCGGGGCGGGGATGCCGATGCGCTTGAAGTTGTCCCGGATACGGCGGAGGTGGGTCGCGGCAATCATGTCCTGGGCGGTCGCGTCCCGCCACTTCGACCAGGGAAAGCGGTAGTGGCCTTCGGCCTTGAGGCGTTCCTCGGCGTCCTTCCACGCGGCCTCACCGACCTGATACATCCCGCGTTCACCGGCCTTTCCTACGGCCTTGCGGTTGCATCCGCTTTCGACGTGGGCGATGGCCTCGAGTAGGTTGGCGTCAGAAGCGGCGGCGGCGTTGAAGCCTAGGAGCAGCAGGGCGACGATGGAGAAGGGGCGGGTCATTTTTCGCAGATGATTTGAATGATGCGGTAAATCGACATTCCAAGCGAGATGCCGGAAAGCAGGATAGACCAGAAAACCATTCGTTCGGTTGTCATACGCTCGGCTTGCCCTCCTTGCGCAGTTGTTCGACCTCGGCCTTAAGGTCAAAGTATCCCTTATGGATTGCCCAGAAGTCAGCGAGTGCATCTGAGTGAGCTTTGGTTAGCCGCTCGACCTCGGCCTCCAATTCATCGCAACGCTTCTCGTATGCGTTTTCGTTCGCCCCTTGGAGGTAAGAGTCGATTTGCTCAAGGAACTTATTTCGTTCAGTCAGCCGCTCGACCTCGGTCTTGAGGAACGAGATTTCGACCCTTGCGTGGGACAGGTCGGACTCAAGCCCTCGACCCCAGCCAGAGATGTTCGATAGTTCTGCGGTCAATCTGCGAACCTCGCTTGCCTGTTTATTGGACAGGAGGAGCAACTCGGTGTTGATGCGGTTAGAGTTATCGACCTCGGCCTTGAGGCGGGCGATGCTGTCAAGCAGTTGGGCTTCGACAGGGATGGCCTTCATACGCTCTCGCTTTGCCATCTCGGCCACCTTTTCCTCAAGGGATTTGATTCGGTTCTCGTAGTAGCTCATACGCGTCTCGGGACTTGCGATCCGGCGACCTCGAAGCCGTCGATGTCGTAGGAATAGGTGATGCCGACCCAGCCGCCGGCGGCGACGTAGGCCTGGAGCGAGACCTTCGTGGCGCCGTCCTCGTGCAGGGCTTCGTGGTAGTGGTGCAGGAGCTTCTTCATCCTGCCCGAGGCGATGGCGGCCTTGGCGGAGCAGATGTCGCCGGTCATCACGCGCTCGTTGATTTCGTAGATCTCGGACAGCAAGGCGACCATGCCGTCGAGGTGTTTGAATTGGCTCATTTCTGAAGCCCTCCGATGGTGTCCTCGAGGTCGAGGATGCGACGCTGAAGGTACTGAATGTCGTCCTTCTGCTCGTTGATGATGCTGGCCTGAAGCGCGATTGTGTCGTCCTGCTTGTCGGACAGGGCGCGGAGGGCGTTGGCGGCCCGGTGCAGCGTCCGGGCGTAGGCCCATGGGACGAGCCACCAGAAGCGAGGCATGGCGTGGGGTCGGATGATTGTCATGAGTTTGTAGGGGCGGTGGGATGGGTCAGGCATTAGGCTTGGCGCTTGTAGGGGCCGCGCTTCTTGAGGTTGACCCAAGTCGTGCCGGTGAGCTCGAGCCAGGTGCGGAGGGTGCAGACGGTCGTGTCGAGGGCGGCGGCGGCGTCGGCCTGCGACTTGTGGGCGGCGTTGAGGGCCGCGATCTGCGGGAGGATGGCCTCGAGGCGCTTGGCCGCGAAGACGGCCATCGGGCGCTTGAGGGGGATGGGGCGACCGGCGAAGGTCACGGTGTCGGTGTATGGGTGGTGTGCGTTGGGCATGGTGGGAAGGTTACTTGGCGGCGTTGATTTCGGCCTGCTGGGTGGACTCGTAGGCGACGACCTTGCCTTCGGTCTCGGACTTCCAGGCGCCGCGGAACTCGACGACCATGGAGTAGCGGTCGATGTGCAGGGCGATGCGCTTCTTCGCGATCATGGGGGCAAAGTCGGCGGAGGTGGGGGCGTGGTCGATGCGGGTGACGCGGAGGCGGTTGTTGCCGTACTCGATGCCGTAGAGTTCGTACGCAGCCCTGGCTCCGGCCTTGGCACGGTGCTCGAGGATGACGGACTTGGCGGTCTCGAGGCGGTCGGCCTCGGTGATTTTGATGATGCCTAGGGTGCTCATGGTGTGGATCAGAAGAAGTTGATGATGTCCAGGATGCCCGGGAACTCGGGGTCGAGGAAGGTGGCGAGGGCGTAGGCGGCGAGCGTGGCCCAGAACAGGATGGCGAGGAGTTTGGTCATTTGGTTTTGGTGGTGCGTCAATGACCTTGGCGGACTGTTCCACATTCGTCAAGCACCTTTCCAACAAAACCCTGTGACCCTCATTCAAGGGTCTAGGTTTTTAAGCCCCGGGGTCATAACAGCCCACCACGACGGTGTACTCCTCGCCCGCTGGGTCTACTTTGCCTGCCTAGCCTTGCCTGTCAAGGGGCCATTAGACCCCTCTGGCTTGCCCTCAGAGGCGGGTTTATCCCTTGGCGGGTGTCTTCCCCTTCATGGCCTTGATTTTGGCCAGACCAAGGTCAACGAGCTCGGGCGAACAGTAGCCAGCCATTCCTGCCGCGGCGAAGGCCATGCCCTCGGAGGAGAAGTAGCCCTTGGTGGCCATGCCGACCAGGAGCGAAGTCAGGCCAGCCGTAGCAGTGCGGCGGAAGATGTAGCCGAGGCTGTGCTTCTCGAGGGAGCAGGCGTAACGGACAAGCCAAGCAGTCGAACCGATCAGGATGCCGACGCTGATGTCACGCAGGGATACCGGGACATCTTCGGGGTTCGGCGGATTGGGCAGGGCGGCGCTCACGAGATGCGGGGGGGCTTGGCGTTAGGGTCGAGGACGACCTTGCGGTAGTTCTGCTGCCAGAGGAGGCGGGCGAGGTCTTTGCCGGCGCGGTCGACGTCGGCCTCGGGGAGGGAGGGGAAGGTTAGGTGGACCTGCTCATGGCAGAGGACTTCGAGCTGACGCTTGGCTCCGAGACGCGGGTCAATCTCGATGAGGTTCTCGCCGATCGTGGCCTGACCCCATGCCCGCTCCTTGCCGAGTTTGCGCCAGATGACCTTCACGGCGGGCTTACGCTTTCGGGTGCTCATCGGATTGGTGAACCTTGTCGCGCACGATGTCCCAGAGATACCAGATGCCCAGGGCGGAGGCCAAGACGAGAGTGCCTCCGGCGATGTATGAGAAGTACTCAGAGTCGACAATGAAGGGGAAGGCGCCGATGGCCGCCCCGGAGAGCAGCAGGGGGATGCCTACCTTCGGGCCGACGAAGGCCGTGGCGATGGCGCCGACGACGGCGATGCCGACCCCTGCCATCGTCCAGAGATTGGCGGAGGCTTCCCGCTTCACGCGCTCGACCTCGGCGGTGAGTTCCGAGATCCGGGCGTCCTTGAGCTGAGAGACGCGGAGGGCTTCGCGGTTGTCGGCCTCGACCTTCGCCCAGTTGGCGTCGATGGAGGCGAGGAGTTTCTTGCCGTAGGCGACCGCCTCGGCGTAGTCCTTCTGGTCGGCCTTGGCGGCGCGTTGGCGGGCGACGGCGAGTTCCTCCGGGCTGGGGGCGGGGAGGAAGGACAGGGCGACGGAGGTCTCGGATCGGACGACCTCGGGCTTCTCGGCGTTCTCGCGGGCGATGGCGACCGAGGCGGCGACTTTCTGGTCTGCCTTATCCCACTGCTTTCCGACCGTGGCGACGATGCCCTCGGAGGTCGGGGCGTTCGGCTGCTCAGGCAGGGCGGCGGGGCGGGACGAGCACCCAGCCAGGAGCGTTACGCAGATGGCCAGGAGCGTGCGCACGGTGTCAGCGGCCCTTGAGGACGTCGAGGATGGACTTGGCCTTCTCGACCTTGGCGGAGGAGGCGTTCTTCAGTCCGGCGATGAAGCCGCCCGCGAAGCCGACGGCGATGCAGAGGAGGTAGGCGATCATGGTAGGACGTGCTCGGGAGGGGTGTCGACAATCTGGACGCGTACAAGCGGGCCGAGGTCGGCAGGCGTCTGCGGATTCGCGAATGTGACGATACATTCAGATTCGCTTGCCGTCACAGGTTCGCCGTTGAACGCAGGGAAAACCGTAGAAAGAAAAGCAGGAGGACAAATCGAATTGTCCATCTTGCTAAGCAGCATAGTGATTTTGTAAGAGTATGCCATTAGGTCGAATAGTAGATTTTAGTTCCGAACGAGCTGCATAGAAGCTGTTTAGCGTTTGAGCCGTTCGAATCTGCGATCTCATAGTAGAGACCATAGTTTTGCGTGGACGTAGGTCCTGCCGTGGTGGTAGCGACCTGAGAGTCATTGACATACAGCGTCACGTTTCCGGCTCCGTCGCTGTAGATCTTCCAGTCGAAGACCTGACGAGCGGTAGGCGTGAAGGAACTAGTGACGCTGGTTACGGTGGTGCCATTCGACACTTGAAGGATAAGCGCAGAGGCTCCGCCTCCTGGCAGTTTGAACCCGATGCCGTTCTGCGTGGAAAGAATGTCTCCGTTGACGATGCTGTTCTTGCCTCCAAGTCCGATCCGGAAGAAGGTATTGGCATCGCCGTCCAGGGTAGAGTTGGGATAGTTGCCAAGAGAGCAACGTCCGGCCATCCAGATTTTCTTTGCCCAATTTTTCGAGATAGGATTAGCCCCTCGATTAGTTCCTACAAGACCTACGCTGCTTGCATTGGTATCAAAAGACCAGCCACCGTATCCGGTGATGGCTGCGCTGGGAGAAGCAAGGTCGTGCCATCGTCCGCCATTGTTTCCGAATCCCGCTCCGGAACCAGAGCTCGCAGAAACGCCAGCGCCATAATACAGCATCTGGAAGTTGGCGTTTAGGATCATGTCGACCACATTGCTCGGGCTCATCACCTTCGTCGTGCTGGACGGCGAGTTGATGTCAGCGGTGGCCGCGAAGGCCGGGACGGCGGCGGTAACGAAAGCCGTAGTCGCGATCTGCGTGGTGTTCGTGCCTGCCGTGGCGGTCGGGGCAAGTGGGACGCCAGTCAGCGAAGGCGAGGCCAGCGGGGCATAGGTGCTCGACGCCGTGGCGGACTTGAGGTAGCCTTGGCCGACGACGTAAGCCGTGGTCGCGAGTTGAGTGGTGTTCGTATCGACCGCAGCCGTCGGCGCAGAAGGGACTCCGGTGAAGGTCGGGCCAGCAAGGGGAGCGAAGCCAGAGATGCTGGCGCCAGCGGGGATGGTCACCGTGCCGGTGAACGTCGGACTTGCCAGCGGGGCGCGGGACGTATCGGTCGGATGGACGTGGTCCTGTCGGGCGTATCGGAGGGAGGTGCCGATGACAGCCGTACCGTTGTCCATCAGCGGGGTCGCCGAACCAGCCTGGCCGACGACGAAAGCGGTCGTAGCGAGCTGCGTGGTGTTTGTGTCAGCCGCTGCGGTCGGGGCAGTCGGCGTCCCGGTCAGTCCAGGGGAAGCCAGCGGCGCACGGCTGGTGTCCGTCGGATGGACGTGATCGGCGCGGGCGTACTTGAGCGAGGTGCCGACCGTGGCCGTGCCGTCGACAACAGGGGCCGTCGAAGAAGCCTGACCGACGACGAAGGCCGTGGTCGCGATCTGGGTCGTGTTCGTATCAGCTGCGGCGGTCGTCGAGGTCGGGGTTCCAGTCAAGGCCGGGGAAGCCAGGGGAGCATAGGAAGACAACGAAGACGTCGTCGCATAGCCAGAGATGGAGGCACCTGCAGGAATGGTGACCGTGCCTGTGAAGGTCGGACTTGCCAGCGGAGCGTAGGTCGAGGCAGCAGCCGAGGTCGTCAGGTACGAAGACATCCCAGACAAGGTCTGGTAGGTCGAAGCGGCCGCCGAGGTCGTCAGGTACGAGCTCATGCCGGCCTGAGTCTGGTAGGTGCTCGCGGCGCTGGCGGTCGTGAGGTACGAAGACATCCCAGACAGGGTCTGATAGGTCGATGCCGCTGTCGCCGAGGTCAGGTACGGCGAGAGCGCCGACGACGTGAGGAAGCCCGAAGGGTTGCCGGTGAGCGGGTAGAAGCCGGAGGTCACCCACGACTCAAGGGCGTACCCGGTCAGGGCGCCCGCTTGCAGGTATCCCTGGGCATCGACCCAAGACTGCGTAGCAAGGCCGAGCGTCGAGAAGGACTTGTTCTTCCAGAGGGTAGTCGCGGAGTCGTAGGCCAGCAGGTCGCTGTCGGCCTTGCTGGCGATAGCGACGTCATGGATCTCGTCGAGCTCGTAGCCGTTCTGGATGGCGACGAGGATGGTGCCCTGCGTCGGGTGCGAGCGCACGACGATGCCGACGTAGACGAGATGCTGAGGAGCGGAGGGCTTGGTGGTCGTCCAGGTTCCCGCGGTCGAGGGCGACAGGTAGAGCTGCTGGCCTTCGGTCAGCGAGGAGGTGTCGATGTTCTCGAGTTCGCCGCGGACGATGACATAGCCGAAGCCGTTGTTCGCGATGGCCGCCTTGACGAAGCCGAAGGTCTGGGCGGAGTTCGCGTCGTTATTAGCCTGGGCGAGCGTGATCAGTGGCTTGTTCCCGGTCGCTCCGCTGATGTAGACGATGGCGCCAGCAGGGATGGTCGAGCCGGACTGATTGCGGACATCGACTTCGAGGTTCTTGGCGACAGCCGTGCCAGAGGCGAGTTCCTGCTGGACGAAGGCCGTGGTCGCCAGAGAGGTGTCGTTATCGCCGAGGGCTGCGGTCGGGGCTTGAGGGTCTCCTGTGAAGACCGGGGAATTGATGGGGGCGAGACCGGCGATGCTGGCGCTCGTCAGGTAGCCCGCAGGATTTGAGTCCAGCGGGTAGAACCCGGCGGTGACCCACGACTCGGTGGCGTAGCCCGAGAGGATGCTGGTGCCAGGGTAGTGCACCGTTTGCTTGCCCGAGGGGAACGTGATACCGTTCCATTCGATCGTCAGGGAGTTGCCGCCAATGTCGCTGTTCGTCAGCTGAAGGTAGTCGCCCTTCAGGACGGTCGTGTTGTAGGCGCCGTCCCAGCTGCGGTAGGCGGAGTTGTTCGACGACTGGATGTCCCCGGTGATGGTGCCGCCAGCCTTCTGGAGGTAGGGCGTCAGGGCCGTGCTCGTCAGGAAGCCGGAAGGGTTGCCGACGAGGGGATAAAACCCAGCGGTGACCCAAGACTCGGTCGCATAGCCTGCGAGCGAGAGGGTCGTCCAGCCTGTTGCGTAGTCGACCCCGGTGGTCTTGGCGAGGAACTGGCCAGTCGTGCCACCCGAAGGAACGCCGACGCCAGCAGGTCCGGGGTCGCCTTGCGGGCCTTGCGGGCCTTGGCTTCCCGCGGGGCCTTGCGGGCCAGGGACTCCGACCGAACCGTTGACCGTGCCCGTGATGGCGTAGACCGTGCCCGTGATGGTGGACTGGTCCGCGGCGAACGTGCCGGAGATGGTCCCGAAGGTCGAAGCCGTCGAAGTGATCGTCGCGTCAGGCATGTTCGGCGCTTAGGCGGTGACGGACTCGATGACGTTGACGCGGAAGATTTCGGTGCGGGAGATGCTCGTCGCGCTGAACTCGAACTTGATGTCCCACTTCCCGAGGCCGAGCGTCCAGTCCGTGGTGTCGCCGTCATAGACGACGGTGAAGGACAGGCCGTCGACGGCGGTCGTGACGGTGAGGGGGTAGGTCTTGCCGGCGCGATCCTCGAAGGTCGAGGTCAGGGTCGTCGTGAGCAGGTCAGCGGGGCCGGTCGCTCCGGGCGTCCAGGTGAACGTGCAGGCGAAGGTATTACCCTGCGAGATGGTTACGGTGTTGGAGCAGCTCATCGGGTCTTATCCCTGCCGAGATTGGCAAGGGGAAGGGAAAGGGGGTCAGAAAGCCGTCAGTTTGCCGATGGCGGTGAGCGGGTAGACGCCTACTCCTGTCTGGCCTGCCGCCGTCAGGTAGTCCGCGGTGATGGCAAACGAACCTCCTGTCGCCGTCACCGTCTCGCCAATGAGCTCGTTCCCTTCGGCTTGGTCGATGACGATGGCGAGTGCCGCGTATTCCATGAAGAAGGTCGGCGGCACGTCGATGTAATTGACGAAAGTATAGTAAAGGCCGATATGTGCCTCGGCGTCGCAGCGCACGAAGCCGTTGCCTTCAGTGGTCTTGAACCCGGAGGTCCAGACACGGTTATGCGAGCCTCCGCCAGTCAGTCCGTCAGAGCAGTTCCCAATGGCCGTACGGCAGACCGACCACGTCGAGAAGTACGAAGAGCCTCCGATCGCCGTGGCCATCAGATGCGGGCGTAGTAGTACTTCGCCGTCAGGGTGCCGAGTTTCACGCGGTCGCCCCAGAGTGAGCCTGTGACGTATTGGGTGACCGTATAGTTGCCCGCCGTGTTCGTGACCTGAGCGATTAGGATGTACGCGAAGTCGTCAGAGTCGGAAGGCAGCGCCGTGCCGGTCGAGTAGATGCGGGGGTATGGGTCGTTAGTTCCGCCGGCTGGTGAGGTCGGAGGGAAGTTGCCACCAGAAGGGCCGACGCGAAGATAGATATAGGACGACGTGCTCGAGGCGAAGTCCAGGGCGAGCTCGGCGGTATCGGCCAGCGAGTTCAGGTACTGCCAGACCTCGTTCACTTCGTCGTAGACCTGCGGGACCAGATTGTTGAACGTACCGGGGCAAATCTGGTAGACGACGTAGGTGCCTCCTTCGCCCGTGATCTCGACGACGTCATGCACCTTGTACGGCGAACACTCGAAGGTATCGCCGAGCAGCATCCACGGAAACCAAGGAGTCTGGATGGCGAAGTTCGTCCCCTGGCTGGAGGCCGTGAACGTATAGCCTGTTCCGGGTTGGATGCTCATGCGCGATTAGATGTTCTGGTAGACATCAGGCGGCCAGCCTTCCTTGGAATAACGGATCTCGTAGAGCACCTTGTAGAGCGCACCGTACTCCTCAACGTTGACCTGCGAGAGAAGGTTCTGGTTGCCGTAGGTTCCGGCACCAGTCGGTCCCCATGCCGGGATAAGCGTGAAGATGCCCCAGGAGTTCGAAGACGTGGCGGTTCCGAGCAATGCGTAAAGGGCCTGCACGTAGCTCTGGCTGGTCGTGTAGATCGTGCCCGAGTAGGTCGTCGTGCGGGCGAGGTACTGGGTCTTTCCGTAGATGTCGGGATACTCAGGGTCGACGAAGCCGATAAAGCGGCCGCCAGCGCCAGTCTCGAAACAGGCGCCGTTGTAACCTTCGCAGGAGGGAACGACCACGGGCTTGCCCGTCGTGGCATTGATGACCGTGACGGGAGGCCCGAGGGTCGAGTCGTCGTATGCGCCGCCGAAGTCCGAAGGAAGGCCTGCGAGGGGAAGTCCGCCATAGCCGGATGCCGCGGTGAAGAAGTTAGGGTGGGCGGTGATGTTCTCCGCCGTCAGGCCGTTAGCGACAGACGTGTTCGCGTTGGTCATGACGCCGCCGTTCACGGTCGGGTCGATGCCGACGTAGTCGACCTTGACGGTCTGATATTGCAGCGAGTCGTGGCTGACGCTCGCCTTATGAGCCTTCAGGTAGGTGAAGCCGGCGAAGCCGAATGCCGTGCCGCGGGCGATGAGCGCGGCGGGGCTCGCCGCCCAGTCGAGCTTGTAGGTCGCCGAGGCCGTGACCAGGCCAAAGCCGTCGGTGACGTAGGTCCAGCCCGGCTGGATCTTGTCGGTCGTTAGGTTGTCGCCTGTGGGTACGAGGGCCATGATAGATTAGGTTAGGCCCGCTTTCTGCATGGTAAGCGGGACGCGTTCTGTGAAGGGCTGCGGGACGCTGCCGTTACGGTTGAGGATGAACTGCTCCTGGAGGATGAGTTTGATTTCCTCCATGATCTCGTTCTGGCGGGTCATCTTCTCAAGGACCGGGTTGGCGCCGACGCCGACGACGTTGGAGAAGCCTTCCGGTCCTTTGAACGTGCCGGCCTTCTTCCCTTCCTCCGCGGTATCAATGCCGAGCGAGTCGCTTATTTTTCGTCCCGCTTCGGTCCTTGTGAAATACTCCATGGCAAGACGTTGAACGTCCTTATCTTTTGACAGTTTTTCCATGGTCGTGCTGCCTTCGCGAAGTTGTCGGACATATTGTTCAGGAAGCTCGAAGTCCTTGAACATGCCTCCTTCGTTTGCGAGGATCTGTTTGGTGATGTCAGTACGACCTGCCTCGACGAGCTTCTTCTCGTCTTCCATTTCCTTCTTACGTTTGAAGAATGCCGCTGCCTTTGCTTCCTCTGATGTGGCAAATCGGCTTTCTCCTTTTGCAATCAAATCTAAGCCGTCCTTGGCGTCACGTTTTGCCTGTTCAATGGAAGCAGCGATAAAGCTGATAGCGCTCTGAAGGAGCACCATCGGGGCCGTGAAGCCGAGGAAGATGTCTTTGAAGCCGGTGCTGAACTTCTTCTGGATGTCCTCGACCTGCTTGGAGAATGAGACGGTCGCACTCTTGGCCTTATCCATCGCCTGGGGGACGTCGGAGTTTGTCTTGATGTTGATGCTGAGGTCTTGTCCTGCCATGTTAGGGGGTCTTCACTTCTGCTGATTTGGCAACCTGCTCCTCTATCTTCTTGGTCTGCTCCTCGATATAGGCCTCCTCGTCGGGCGACATGATGCTGACCTCGGCTCCCTTGCTGATGGCGAACGCCGAGTTGTACCAGATGGCCTGACACTCCGGCATTTCCCACGCACGCTTCTCGGGGATACCCGACGCGATGAGGTTCGCCACGATCGCCAGCGGCCAAGGCACGCCCTTCGTCCCGCTTCCGCTCTTGGCCTTGGACTGTTCCCAGAACTTCGGCCAGTCGTCGACCAGGACGTAGCCGGCGAAGGCCCGCAGCAGTAGCTCGAACTTGGCCGGGTTATCGTTCAGGCGACCGAGACGGAGCTTGTCCTTCCACCCGAGAGGACCGCCCAGGGGTTCCTCGGCGCATACCTGACAGGCGAACAGCAGGTCGGCAGGGGTGACCTCACGGTGCCCGTCGATAAGGGGCGAGTTGAAGGCCGTCAGCCGTACGCGGTACTTGAGGCACCACGGGTACAAGGAGCGACCCAGCAGCTCGAAAGGTGCCGGGTCGATGAAGGCCGCGAGGAAGCGCTTGTCCATGCCTTCAGTCTAGCCCTCTCGGGGCGAAGGCAAGTTGGACTTAGGCGCCGTAAGAGATGTCCTCGTAAGACTCGGCGGTGATGGACACCGAAACGAAGCCCTTGGAGGAGCCCTTATCGTCTACCTTGGTGATCACGCCAGAGAAGCTGACCGAGGCGGAGCCGCCCGGGTAAGCCGAGGCGGTCTTGGCCGTGAAGGAGATGGTCGCGCCGAGCTGAGGGATGGACGTGGCCGTGGCGATGCCGTCGACGGACAGTTCGCTCTTTCGGTCGTCATAACGGGCGGTGATGGTCACGCCGGACTCGTCGACCACGGTGCCGGTGTTGTTGAAGGACGAACCGACCGAGTAGCCCTGGACGTAGAGCGAGGCCACCTGACCCGCGCCGATGCCGTACAGACAAGTGACTCCAGTATTTACAGCGCTCATTTACAAATGCCCCTATTGGCAACCTTACGCGGGGGGCAGGACGACGAGGATGTCGAAGGAGAAAGCCGTCGCCCAGGAGCGTTCGTCGACCCCTTCGTCTTCCGATCGGATGCTGACGTCGTAACAGGACGCGTCGCCGTCGGTCACAAAGGCCGCTTGGATGGCGCTCAGGTCGCGCATGTTGCCAGCCAGGGCGGCGCAGCGTTCGCGGTGCTGGGCGAGGGTCGTGTCGTCGGCGTTGGAAAAGAGCGTGATGCGGACCGAGCAGGAGTAGTTGCCCAAACCCTCGGGGAGGTCGGGCGGGGCGGAGGCCGAGTCGCAGACGACGATGGCCTTGGGAAGGGTCTGCGTGACGGCGCTGTCCCCGGTCAGGAACTGCACGGTAGTCAGACCCGTCTGGGTCGAGAGGTATCCCGAGACGACGGCCTCGATGATATGGCGGATGGAGCGTGTTCCCATTGGGTTATTTCTTGTTAAACTTGTCGACAGGTTTGCGCATGCGGTAACGAACCATGGCTGGCATCTGCTTGACGCGGTTTGCGTAGACGATGCCAAGCACTCCGGCCTCGTCGGCAATGTTGTTGATGTTGCCGATGCTGTTGTTGATAATTACCTCGCAGACCTTGTCGGTAAAGTTGGTAGTGTTGGTCCCGACCACGGAGCTGTGAGAGGTGATCCAAGTGGCCTTGCGCAGTTCCGCCCCAGGCTCGCCCTGCTGGCCGTTCATGTCCTTCGGGCGGGGCAGTCCACGCATGCAGGTCGCCCAGCCGGACTTGACCGCACCGACCGCTTTCTGGCGGTTCTGGATGTAGTCGGCCAAGGTGTTCTTGTCCTCGACGAGCAGCTTGGCGGTGACGGCCCGCTGGCCTTTCTTCAGTCGACCACCGAAGCGGCCTTTGAGCTGGTCGTGGATAGGCCGCAGCTCAGAGACGAAACCCTGCGTCCCGTACTCGCTCCTGACGGGGCTTGCCCGGTTCAGGAAGTTCTTGGCCTTGGCGAAGGCCCGCTGGCGGTCGCCGTCCGCCGCGATCTTGGCGAGGATGCTGCGCTGGCCGAGCATGCCGCCAATCTTGTCCCCGCTCAGGATACGGTTGAACGTGCCGAAGTCGTTAGACTTAACCGCGAAGGCAATCTGGTTCACGATACGGCCGGGTGCTGACTTCGAGCTGTGGTCGTTGGCCGCCGTGAAAATCTTGGAGATGTCGCCGGCGACCGCGTTGAGGCCTGCCTTGCGGGCGGCAGGGCTTAGGCCGTTGCCTCCGCCGAGAGGGAGGGGAGGGGTGAACTTGGCCGCGTCCTGGCAGGCAAGCATGGCCTGCTCGAGCACGGCGTCGCGCATGGTGATCTTCATGCCCGCGGCGAACTGGCGGCAGGCCTCCACGAACTCCGCAAGGGACTTCGGCTCGATGGAGACCTTGGAGGGCATTACTGGTTGTCGTCGATGACGACGAGCGTGACCCATGCCGACCCGGGCTTGTAGGTCTGGGTCGTGATGCGGACGGTCTTCCCGCCGGCCACTATCTTCTTTCCCTGGGCGAGGGACGGGATGATAGAGCCGCCGCTGATGATGGCCGTGGATGCCCCGATAGACCCGTCTGGGAGGCTCCAGGAGGCCGTTGCGGCGGGGAGACGGACATTGTACTGGGTCCGCTCGCAATAACCGCCTGCTTCGAGGACCGTCATCACGGCGGGGTCGGTGATCATGCAGAGGAAAGTGATGGCCCCAGAATTGGCCGACCCGGCCACGCCGAAGTCCGCGATCATCTCCTTGGCGTCAGGGAGGAACTCAGCGTACAGACTCATAACCCTGCCGAGATTGGCAAAGAGGCACAAAAAAGGGGCCCCTTGCGGAGCCCCTTCGGTTGCCATGTCGGCCGCTATTAGGCGGTGACGTAGCGGACGAGGGAGGTCGAGCGACCCTTCGCGGCGCCGACCAGGATCTGGGCGATGCAGCGGATGTTGCCCGTCTCGGCCTGACCGACGAGGACCTGGATGGACAGGCCGGACTCGGCGGTGGCGACGCTGGAGGTGAAGCCGGCGATTTCAGCCATCGGCACGCCCGTGGCGACGAGGAGGGAGTCAGGGCCCATGGCGACACCAGCGAGGTTCTCGCCGTTGGCCGGGATCTGGTTCCACTGGTAGATGTCCATGCCAGCGACCTGGCCGACGTTGCCGGAGGTCACGACGGTGTTGGCGCTCGGGTTGAGGGAGCCGTAGATCTTCGAGTCGTTGCGGAGGCTCTTGAGGTAGCCGTTGCCGACGAGGAAGGAGCGGGGCTGGCCAGCCTTGGCAGCGTCGAGGAGGTACTGAGCCTGGGTCACGTCGTCGTAGCCGAAGTTGGCTTCGGTCACGGTTTCAGACGTGGCGAAGTTGGCGGCGGTGAAGACGGAGCCGATTTCGGCCCAGGTCTTGTCGACGATGGCCTGAGCAGCGGTCTTCGCGTAGGCGTTGATGAGGTACTGCATGCCGAACTCCTGGATGTCCAGGGGGCTGAACTCATCGACGTACTTGAAGTGCTTCAGGGTGACCGAGGAGTTGGTCATCGTGGCGCCGTCGACGGTGGCGAGGGTGTTGGTCGACTTGTTGAACTCCGAGGCCGTGCCCGAGCCCATGATCGGGACGAAGACGGTCTTGCCAGCGCGGCCGACGGAGGCCGAGAGGTTGACGGAGACGTTGTTGAGGATGGGCAGCTTGCCGGCGACGGTCTGGACGATGTAGTCAGACAGGATAGCCGGAGCGGTGGGGAGGACGGTAGCCATAGTAGGTATTTAGGATTGGGTGAGGGTTAGAGGGAAAGGAGAGCGGCTTTGTGCGCGTTGAAGAACGCGATGCGGGCCTGACCAGCAGGGAGGGCAAGGTAAGCGGCCTTGATGTCGGCGTTGCTCATCTTCGCGGGCGAGTCGCCCTTCGGGAGTTCGACCGGCTCGGTGCCGAAGGACGCCACGATCTTGGCGGCTTCCTTCGAGGCGCTGGCCTTGTTGGCTTCGAGCTCGGCGACCTTGGCCTTCAGCGCGGCGGCTTCGGCTTCGACGGTCGTGACGACTTCGGTCAGGGAGGCGATGGCGGCTTCCTTGGCGGCGGCTTCGACCTTCAGGGCTTCCAGTTCGGAAGCGGCGCCGACGGTGAGCTTCTCGACCGTGGAGCGGAGGTCATCGCGTTCAGCGGTGAGGCCGGCCATGGAGGCGGCAGCCTGAACGAGTTGTTCTTCGATGGTCATGTTGAACTTGCCGCTTTTGGCAACCTTGGCCTCGGGGGCGACAGGGGCCTCGACGGGCATTTCTTCCGCGGCGTCTTCCTCGACGACGTCAGGAACATCGGCAGGGTCCATGACTTCCACGCCCAGGGCGGAGACCGCGTCGCGCGTGTCCTTGCGGTTGTCGATGAACAGGTCGACCGGGCGTCCCGCATCGAGCTCGGCCTTGATGACGGAGGCCTTGAAGGACGGGGCTTCTTCGCCCGAGTCATTCATGATCAGGGCGTCGTACTCAAAGCCGATGGCCTCGAGGTCGGAGACCGTCTTCTCGCGATCGGACTCCGGGCGGTTCGTCAGGACGACGACCTCCTCGGCGGCCTCGTCGATGTAGGCGATGACCTTCTCGACGGGCTGGCCGTCTTTCAGGATGGTGTCGTCGATGTCGGTGAAGATGCGGGGCATGTTCGTGCTTTGGTTTGGTGTTGAGATTGGTGCGGCGGCCATGGCCTTCGCGGATGCTTCGGCGTCGAGCTGCTCGGCCTTGGCCTCGGCCCACTTGGCGGCTCGCATGATGTCGCCCGAAGTAGGTCCGCCCCACAGCGCCCATGCTACGGCGCCGGCGCCTGGGAAGTCCTTGTTGTCGGGCTTGTTCTTCGGGGCGGTCATGTCGCCCTGATGACGCTGGAACCAAGGCCCCATGCGTCGGACCTTGTCCTCGGACACGCTGCCCGAGGCCATGTCACGGGCTTCCCGCAGGGTCTGCTCCGTCACGCCGTCGCCTGACTTGCCCTCGGCATGCCAAGCAAGGCCGCGCTTGGCGGCTTCGCTGACGTAGTCGGGGACAGGGACGGCCATCAGAAGGACGCGAGCGCCTTGGAGAAGGAGTCGGCGAGGCCGGTGACGAGGCCCTGGGCGGCGGCCTGCTTGCCCGAGAAGACCTGACCGCGGAGGGCGGAGTCGGCGACCATCGCACGCTTGGCGCGGACGGCGGCCTTGAAGTCTTCGTGGATCGCGTCGACGCCGGACTGGAGGTCGGCCACCTGCTCGTCGGAGAGGGACGTGCCCTCGATGCCGGCGCCCTTCAGGGGAGAGCCGCTCGACTTGATGACGACCATGCGGACGCCCGATGACTCGTAAAGTTTGGACATGTCAGGGATGGCCATGTAGACGCCCACGCTACCGACTGTGGCGGAAGGGCTGGCGACGACGCGGTCGGCCTGAGAGCCAAGCCAGTAGGCAGCCGAAGCCATCTCCGTGTCGGTGTAGGCCATGGTCGGCTTGGACAGGTCGCGGATCTTATTGGCCAGTTCCTCGACGCCCGTGACGGTTCCGCCAGGGGAGGAGACATGGAAGGCGATCTTCTCGACCGCTGGGTCCGCGGCGAACAGGTCGACGGCGGCGGAGATGTCATTCACGTCCACGGCGCCCATCATCTTCTCCAGGGGCGACAGGCCTTTGCCGATGGGGCCGGCGATAGGCACGATGCCGACACCGTTCTGGATGTAAGGCACCGGGGCCACGCCGAAGATCTGCGCGAGCATGTCGGAGAAGCCGAACTTCTCGGCGTAGGCGGCGAAGTCCTGAGCCTTCGAGGGCTCGATAAGCATCGGCTCGCGGGCCTTGAGAGAGCGGGTAAGGAAGCGCATATTATTTTTCGTTTAGAGAGACGCCGGGCTGAGGCTCGGCTGTGTCGACCTGGGCGACCGTGCCGAGGGGCGTGTTGGTCGGGCGGAACAGCAGCTCGAACGGGATGCCGTACTGCTTTGCGAGGTCTTGCAGGAACGCCATGTCGGCGGCCCGTTTGATAGACTCCGTGCGGAAGTCGAGTCCCCTGGTCCCGAACAGTTCGCTGGGCGACATAAGACCCATCTCGATGTCGGCACGATCGTTCGCGGCTTCGCGGCCAGCGTCGACGGTGACGGACTTCGGGGTCGTCCAGGAAACGGACCACCAGCGAGGGTCGTCAGGGATTTCACCTTTAGCGATGCCGTCGGCGATCACATACTCGTAGGTCGGCTGACAGAAGGTCTCGATGATGACATTCTGGTACTTGCCGAAGACGCGGGCGGCCTTGGCCGTGACGAGGCGGACGGAAGCCCCGCCGGCGGAGGTCGGGTCTTTCACGAACTCGTAAGGCAGGATGGAGCAGATGTCCTTCTCGAGCGCCTGAAGGAAGCCGACGAAGGTGCTGTTCGGGCGTTTGCTCTCGAAGGACTCGAAAGAGTCTGAGGACTCGAGCACGATGGCCTTGCCGCCCATCTGGTTGGCGAGGTCGTAAGCCGTATTTCCGACGGATCCGATCTCGGAGGCCGCGTCTTCGTCGAGGAAGCCTGAACCCTTCTTGATTACGCGAACCGTGTCCCCGTTGTCTTTCACAGCTCGACGCTCGAGCTCGAGGATTTCCTTGGCGTCCTGGATAGCCGTCAGCGAAGACTGAAGCACCGGCACTCCGCGGGAACCGCTGGCCGTCTCCATGTCGACGATGTGCATGACAGACTGCGCCTCGACCTTGCGGGAGGAGCCGTCGGCCTGATAGACGGAATAGTAAATCGGCTCGTTATACTTGCCGAAGCCGATGCCGTCCCAGCAGTCCGCAGGGGTATCGGCGTCGGTCGGGTCGCCCACGCGGTGAGCTTCGATGATCTGCGTCTTCGCCTCGCCGTCGAGGTTGGCCTTCAGGGAGAAGGCGTCGCCGTCGCGGATCATGGCCCGGGTAAGGATGGCCTGCGACTGGTAGAAAGACTTGCCGGAGACGTCCAGTCGCTTGGCCTTCATCGCAAAGTATGCTTCGTGAAGCTCGGCGGTCTTCGGGTCTTCGGCGTGGGACTGCGGTTTGATACCGTCCCCACAGACATAAATCACGCAGTCGTTCAGGATTTGCTTGAAAAGCGGGGACTCCCTTTCGGCCCATCGGCACTTCTTGACCATCTCGTTGCGGTCCCACGGCGCCAAGTCGCGGCGCATATCGTCCGGCTGCGGAGCGAAGATGACGCGGCGGGCGTAGGTGACGGCGGTGCTGCCCCAGGTGTTGCCGCTGTACTGGTTGTTGAAAGCGGCACCGGGAGACGCGGCCGCGGCGGTCAGCGTCTTCTTGCTGACCTTCTTCGCCGGCTTCGGACGGAGGCTGACGGTCGGTACGGGCTTCTTGCGGGGTGCCATAAATCAGTCGAGACGGTTGTCCCAGCGGGAGTGCACCATCGTGATGCGGCTGCCGTACTTCTTTGGGTCGAGACGGGACAGGGCGAACATGGCTTCGTTGAGCATCTCCTTCGGGGGCAAAGCAAACTGCTTGGTCGCAGAGGAGCCGGAGTCGGAGTACGACATCAGGGTCTTGCCGTCCATGATCAGGGCGAGCGCCTTGGCCTTCAGGTCGAGCAGCTCACATTCGGTCAGGCCGATGAAAAGTCCTTGTGCCATTTAGTCTTGCCGTAATTGGCAACGAGAGGGGCGGCGACGCCCATGTCCACGCCTCGAGCTTCTTCCATTCCCGAAACCATCGGCGCCGCCGCTTGAGTAAAGTGTGCCCATCACGACTCGGAAGGCAAGGAGTTCTCGGTGCTTTCCTTGCCCACGACACCCCAGCGCACGGCGGCCAGAAGGCAGAGCAGTTCGCAGTCGAAGGCGTGGTTGTCCTTCTTCCCCTGGGGAAGTATCCACATAGGCTTGCCCGTCCGGCGGTCCTTGACGCGCACCTCCGCGTTGATCTGGCTGACGTAGTCCTCCCCAGCGTCCTGTGAATACGAAAAGACCTTCCTCGAGCGGAGGCCGTGGAGCAGGTCCTTGTTCCCCGTGTTCGAGTGCAGGATGAGCACCGCGCGTTGCGGGATGCCAGGGACGACGATGGTCTGCTTGTCGGAATAGAAGCGGCGGCTCTGCTTGCCGTCCCGGGTCGTGACCGCAAAGTCGTCATTGCCCGAACCCTTGGCCGTCTTCCAGTTACGCTTGGCCGTCTCGCGGTAGACGGTGGTCGCAGAATAGCCGGAGTCTACGAGGACGAGGGCCGGATGCACGTTGTGCTTCTTGGCCAAGGCATCCAAGTCGGACCACGTCTCGACCTTGCAGAAGACCATCAGGCGGCTGTGCCCGACCTTCGACCATCGGCGGATGACGACCCAGAAGTGACCTTCGGCCTGAAAGTCGACGCCCATCGTGCGGAATGGGAACGACCATTCCGGCGCTCCTTCACGGTCGACGACCTTTCCCTTCGGCGTGATCACGGCCTCGCGGTCCCAGTCGTCCGCCATGTTGTAGCTCGAGGCCTCGGCCAAGGCGACCATCTCGCCGCCCTCCTCCGCCCAGGGCATCGCAAGACGCTTCTGCTTGAAGATGCGACGCGGCTCCTCGTCGCCGTACATGTCGGCGGCTTCCTTCGCCTTGATCATCATGACAGCCAGCTCGCCCCAGCTCATCGACGCGAGCGAGTTCCAGTGCAGGCCGACGTAGCCCGAATTGCTCGACGCGGCCGTGGCCACGAACTCACCACGGCGGTTGGCCTCAAGTCGCGTGGCGTTATTGTCAGGCAAGCGGGTCTGGCAGCCGGCGCACTCGTAGGTCGTGCCGTTCGAGACCTTCATCAAGTCCCATGTGCCCGTCGTCTTGGCCTCGTCTGGAAACCTAATCTGAGCCCAGTCCCAGGGCTGGAGATGCCCGCATCCTTCGACCGGGCAACGGAAGTTCCAGTCACGCTGGTCCGTCGACTCATGCAGCTGGTGGAACTCCTGCCCCGCTCGTCCGCCCTGCGACATGAAGATGCGCTTGCCCATCCAGCCGAACGCCGTGACGCGCGCGCTCAGTTCAGCGAGGTGCCCGCTCGGCGCCATCCAGCACTCGTCGGCG